AATAAGCAAGTACTGTTCTGAATGCGGGCAGAAAATTGACTGGGGAGAGGAGTGATTAAATGGATTTTAATACAGCAATGGCGAAATCAGTAGCATGGGCCAGTACATCATTTGCCGTAATAGCGGCACTCAGTTATACAAAAGAACCATTATGCTTAATGGCATTAGTTCTTCCGCTGTTTGTTGGATTACCGCTTAATTGAGAGGAGTGATAGATAATTGGCAGAAGTAAAATGGATTAAAATGGCAACAAACATTTGGGATAATAGAAAAATTGTTCAAATTGAATCCCTTCCAGATGGAGATACGATCATTGTTATATGGTTAAAACTTTTGTGCCTTGCCGGGACAACTAATGATTCTGGAATGGTTTATTTTACAAAAGAAATACCATATACAGAACAAATGCTCTCCACACTGTTTAATCGACCTCTGGCAACTATACAGTTTGCTTTAAAGGTGTTCCAAGAATTCGAAATGATATCAATTATTGATGATTTTTTACAGATTTCCAATTGGAAAAAATATCAGAACATCGAAGGCATGGACAAAATTAGAGAACAGAACCGAATCAGGAAGCAAAATCAGAGAGAAAGGCAAAAAATTATGATTGAACAAGATATGTCACGTGACATGTCACGTGACGTCACGCAACAGAATAAGATAAAGAATAAGAAAGAAGATATAGATAAAGAGAAAGATAATAAATTAATAGTATCTAAAGATACTATTTGTCAGACTGATGTCCGACGCGTCATCGAAGAATGGAACAAATTACAGGAAGTTGGTATCAATCCAATACGCGATATTAAACCATCATCAAAAAGATATCAGTTACTCAAAGGGCGAATCCGTGAATACGGAATTGATGAAGTCCTTAATGCAATCAACAACGTTTGCAACAGTGATTTTCTGCGAGGAGAGAATAACCGCGGATGGATGATAACATTTGACTGGTTCGTAAAGCCGAATAATTTTACAAAAGTTTTGGAAGGAAACTACAATGTTATAAAAGGAGGCGACATCAAGCATGGAACCGGTAGAACAGCTCAAGCGCATGTCAAACCGCTTATCCCATTCGATCAATGCGGAGGAAGCGAAATCTCAGACACACCATTTGCAGACTGATTGTCCTGATTGTGGCGGTTCTGGTTGGATATGGTCAAGGGATGATAATGGCGTTCCATATTGTGAAGAATGCCATTGCGGAATCAGAAAGAAGATGATCATGCAGAACCAGCTACAATTTGCTGAAATGCCGGATATGTACAAGGAATGCAGATTTTCAAATATGAAAAGCAGCGTGTATCAACTTCCAGAAAGTAAGGAAATATTCATACAGGCGGCAAAAGCTGTTAAATATTGGCTCGAAAATATCCAACAGATGCAGAAACAGGGAATTGGGCTGTACATATATTCAAATACTAAAGGTTCTGGAAAGACAAGGCTTGTATGTAGCATGGCAAATGAGATGATAGAAAAACATCAGAAATCGGTAAAATTCACAACATCCCTAAAAATTCTTGATGAGATAAAGTCAACATGGGGAGAACGAGGAAAAAACGCAGAGAATAAGCTGATTAGTGATTTGACTTACGCGGATATTTTGATTATTGACGATTTTGGTGCGGAATCTGGGAAAGATTGGATTAATGAAAAATTCTACGGAATCATCAATGGTCGGTATGTGGACAAGAAAACCACAATTTTCACCAGTAATTATCCTATTTCCCGATTGAAATATGATGACCGCATTACGAACAGAATTTTAGAGCGATCATTGGAAATCCCTTTTCCTGAAGAATCAGTCAGGGAACACATAGCGGATGCAATGAAACAGGAACTTATCAAAAAGATTCAAGGCGGTGAAAATGGAAAACAAGCGTAAACCGTGGATAAAATTGACGCCACAAGAAATTCAGAATTTGACTAATCGTCAATGTACAGACTGCAAGTTCTATCCGAAATCAAACGGCACATCAGGGAAAATGCAACCGTGCGATTATATTTTTATGGTCGGCCATAGTCGAGAATGTGACCCAAGAGATTGCGTAAAAGAAGGCAAATTTGAATATGCAGCAACAAAGAAAAGGAGAAAAGCATGGAGGGCAAAGACGAAAAGTTAGATATCACGCCAGAACTGGTGCTTATATGCAGGAAAGTAATACGACAATACGCAAAGCAAATTGGTAGGCATGATTGCCACAAATGCGTCATATATGCAGAATGCGAGCATGACTTTGTCAGATGCCCGGAATTATGGAAGGACATCAGCCTATGAGAAGAATCAGCGAAATGTACAAGCGTTCGGGCGGTACGAACTATGAACATCAATGCTTTGAATGTAGGATGTTTAAAAACATTAAAAGATGCAAATGCTTAAATTACGAACTGGATGCTGACTGGAATCCGAATTGGACAGCCTGCAAATTTTTTACAAAAGATGAAATAGAAGAAATACAAGGACAGATGAATATTTTTGATTTTGTGAAATGAGAGGTGAGCATATGGCAATTGTTACGATTGATGGAAAAGAAATTGACATCGAACAAATTGAACTGCCAGAAGAAATTATTAAAATCATAATTGAATGCTTAGGTTGACCGCAAAAATATTGTAGTGTAAAATGTGTCGTAACATGATATGTGCGGCACATTTCTACACAAAGGAGGAATAGTCATGGAATGTGTTGCGTATTTGCGTGTATCAACAGAAAAACAGGCCGAAGAGGGAAATGGATTAGACAGTCAGAAAAGAGATATTGAAAATTATTGCAGAAAAAATCAATTGATTATATCTGATTGGTACGAGGATGACGGCTTCACAGGTTCGAATATGAATCGTCCAGCATTGCAACGCTTAATTAATGATTGCTCAAAGAAAAAATTAAAATGTGTTGTAGCGTTTAAACTAGATCGATTATCAAGAAGCATGGTCGATGGAATATACTTAATTGAACGTGTATTCATACCTAATGGGGTGGATTTTAGATGCGTGCATGATAGTGTAAGCTACGACAGCCCAATGGAGCAAGCATACACTCAGATGATGGCAGTGTTTGCGCAACTTGACAAAAATACTATGCTGCTTAGAATGCGTGGCGGTATGCTAGAGAGAGTGAAACAGGGATATTGGATGGGAGGTGGCAACACCCCTTATTGCTATAGATATAGCAAAGAAGACGGAATCTTAGTTCCCATACCAGAACGCAAAGAAATGGCTTTGCGAGCTATGAATTTGTATATATCCGGTTATTCTGATGTTCGAATCCAGAAATTGATAGGATTTAAAAGCGAGTTTGTTACACGACAGGTTCTTACCAGTCCTGTAAATATTGGCATGATTCCGTATAAAGGGAAACTATATAAGGGAAGACATGAACCAATTTTCGATATTAAAGTATTCGAATTAGCCCAGGAATTAAGAAAAACTCGTAAGCAAAGTAAAAGCTTCTGCGTTAATCACGAGAATCAGCTCTTGACGGGGCTGTGCTATTGCGGAGTGTGCGGATGCAAGATGAGATATCAGAAGTGGACTCATGGGAAGCATAAAATTTATTGCTATTCAAGGGATAATGGAATGTCGTACTTACCAAATTATAATCCGAATTGCAACAATTCGCTTGAGTGGGCAGAAGATATTGAAAAGCAGGTTGAAGATGAGATTTTAAAGATTTCCCTCAATTTATCATCGCATAAGCCAAAAGAAAGAGAAAGCTGTCTGGACATTTTGAGTAAACAACTCCAAAAAGAGAAAACGAAGCTAAAACGTCTGTATACTCTTTATGCTGAGGGAAATGATACGGTTCTGGAGATGATAAAAGAAACGGAATCCGGTATAGATGAGCTAAAACTAAAAATACAGAACGAGATGAAGAACCCGGATAACTCACAGAAGAAAGAATTTGTATACGATAATATAAAAAAGCTTGCCGATGTGTGGGAACACATTGACAAGCAAAGCAAAAACCGTATATTAAAAACTATAATATCAAAAATAATTATAGTCAATGGAAATATTGAAATACAGTTAAAAAAATTTTAGCATAAACTATATGCCATAGGAACTGCATTATGTAAGTGCTAATAAATGCCGCACGTATCATGTCAATAAATAACAGGAGGGTAACGATGATCTCACAGGGAATTAGTCATACCGCATATGATGTAATGAGAGAATACATGATTATAGGAGCAGAACTAGACGAACTGCCAGAAAATCAGCGTATAAAATAGTTCGCAAATAAGACCGCCCGAAGCAATCCGGAATAGATACAGCCATAGACCTGGGCAGAATCCAAGCTGGCAGTTATCCACATTGACATATATAAACATAATACGCCCGTTATATTTTGCCGTCAATCCTTTTAATTGATTGCGTAAAACTTCCTAGAAATGATTTTATAGCCGTATGCGGTAAAATGTACCATGAAGCAATTAAAAGCCGTTAAAAGGCAAATATAACAAAGCAACGTAAAGAATTAATTATAAATACTATCAAAAGCGGGCTTGTATTCCTGATACAGTTCGACAAATCCGACAACTTTATCATATGCCCGGCTGCCGTCCTTTGTTTCGTGATATTCTAAGTTAAAAATATCATGCAACTTTTTTACCAGTTTATAAAAAACATATGCTTTTTCTCTATCAGCAGGAGAGCGAAAGAAGCAATCATAAAACCCGCTGCAAAATCTTTTATTATATTTTTCATTGATTTACGCCGTACGCCCTGCTACAATAAGAACGCCCTTTCTTTTTTTATTTTTTGGGTGCCGGTTGTCTGTCTTGGTAGGATTGCAACGGGCTTTTTGTTTTTATTTCTTACTTTATTTTGCCTCTACAATATCTGTGATGATGTCGTCTGTATAGTCATAAGTTCCAACGCTGTCGAATGTGATGACTACGTCCGCACCGTCTGCGATTTCTTCGTTATCAAATCCCCATTCTTCACCGCGAATGTCGGTAACTGTTTCTGTATTTGCGTGGTACACACCCGGCATCACGTAGATGCTTGCGTCTGTTGCTGGTGCCTGTGAAAGCGCTGCGATCATTGATAAAATAATAATTGATTTCATTTTGATTTTCTCCTGTTTCTCCGGCTCCGTGTCCGGGTTGCTTGTTCTCTGTTGATGGTTATATATTATCACTAAAATTAGAGAATGTCAATATATAAATCACAAAAAATAGAGAAAATATTTCTTGACAATCAGAAATGAAAAAGTTACATTATATATAGAAGAAATGAACAGGAGGGATACAAATGTTAGAATATAAAATCAATGTTATAGAAGAACTTGCAAAAATCGGTGTAAACACCACAAAAGCAAAGAATACAGGACTTTTTGGACAAGCAACAATGCAAAAATTTAAAAAAGGAGATACAACAATATCTTTGGATAATCTTAATAGACTTTGTGCAGTTCTGGAAATGCAACCAAGAGACATTATAAAATATGTAGAAACTGATAGCGATAGAGAAAAAATAATCTCTAAAATAAGTGAAAAAAATATTGACATTCACTAAAATTAGAGATATAATTGTAGCTGTAAGGAAACAAAAACCTTATAGACTACAGAAAGGAGAAAACATGGACAACATGACAGACAAACAATTACAGTTTATTGCATGGTTGATCACAACAGCAACTGACAAATGCGAAACCATTGAAGAAGTCCGAGAAATGAACAACGAAATTAGAAAACATTCAGCCGGACTTCTCAAAGAGAACACGAAGGAAAACGAATAACCAGAGGGGCGAGCAATCGCCCCAGACAATAAAGGGAGGGAAAGCAATGAAAAAGTATGAATTTAATAAAAGCGAATTAACAGAAAAGGCGTTCGCAGTATATAGCGACAGCAGCTTTACATTCTGGAAAGATGCAGCCGGAACATTTTACAGAAGTGACAACCCGAACAGCGAAAAGGTGGAAGTCGGAACTATCGAAGATGTAAACGATTTTTTTGGAAATGTTCGCATGATAAAAATAAGCCCTTTGGAATTCACCAAGGGGCTTTTATAATGCTTTTTTGTGGCGGCTTTTAGGACAGGTGCAGAACTGCCGCCGAAGTCCTGACATAATTATTCATAACATAACCCAAGCCAAAAGTCAACGACATTTTTTTGCTTGACTTTTACGAATTGTTCTGTTATGCTCGAAACAACGAAGCCGACGGAACTCAGGAAGGGGCAGGGCTGACAAAGCGGAATCGTAACTGAACACAAAAATAAACATAGCCAGATCATGCCGGATCAGATACCGGAAGGTCTGGCTTTTTGTGCGTTCAAAATGCCCTATTATAATATTATATATATTAATATTATGGATTATGAATATCTATAATTATAGTTATTCCCTGTCCCTTCCTAGATTCCAGAGGCTGAGTTGATTAATATAATATTGTATATAGTATATATAATATACATAGATATAGTATATGCTGTTATATGAGATTGACTAAAAGTTTTAAATTAATAGTTGACAGAACAACAACTTGTATGTTAATACTGTTAATAGAGATACAGATACAGACCGAAAGCGAGAACGAACCGCTGGAGGGCTGAACCGGTTAGCTACTGGACAACGAACCAGAGCCGACCGGCTTTTTTTATTTATAATGGTTTAATAGATTAACGTTATAAAGTGAGGTGATACAGTGAAAAATTCAAATACTATAACAACATCCCAAAATATAGAAGTATATGAAAACAAAATATGGTTATTGGTAGATGAATATATAAACACTGTATTATGCATACATCAAGAAGATTATGACAGTATAGAAAAGTATAAGAAAGATATAGCTAATAATCGTATTGATATGTTTTTTTATATTGCTGATCATATTGAAAAACCAAGTAATAATGATATAGAACTATTAGACAGTATATTTAATATATATATACGTGTATGTGGTAGATATGGTATATCACCTACTTTGCAAATGTTTGGAATATTAGTTGGAATTAATAACATGACGTTTAGCGATTGGGCGAACGGAGACTACAGAACCGCCTCAACGCATGGCATAACGGTGAAAAAATGGAAAGAAACATGTGGAGCCTTTGCGTTGGATAAGCTACACAACCAGGATGGCACGAATGCCAACTTGATATTTGCTTGTAAAGTAGCTTATGGCATGGCGGAAACGGCACCAATTCCAGCAGGACAGCAGCAGGGCATACCGCAACAGACAGCGCAACAGATCGCAGATAAATACAAAGACGTTCTAGAGCTTCCAGAGATGGAAAAGCCGGAGTTATAACAGAGTGGAATGTACACAAGATTGTTGAAATGTACGCAGAGCACGAACAAACAGACCGAAAAGCGGTGGACATGGCAACATTTAGTAAATATGCACATATATAACAGTTGAATTTGTGCATGATGTATAGAAAATCAAGGTAATCTATTGAACAAATCTGTGTTTGTCGTATAGATGGAGTATTAAAGGCTTTGATGCTTCCTTGATCACTGCCGAAGGCATCCGAAAAATCAGCGTTAAGACCGGGACAACGGGAACCCATGGGGCAAAGGGTTGCCCGGTCAGCGTCACCAGGAACAGACCCGGGAGGGGGTGTATATAGATGCCCTGAACGGCCTAATGAGTGCCCCGACCGCCCCAAAATTTAAAAAACGCTCTTTTAACAACAAACCCTCAACATGGCAGAGATAGTGATTGCAACACGACAAGCCGTAAGCCTTAACGGTTTCTCTGCCGAATAAATAAGGCGATATCAGAAAGGCAGGTATGGAACATGAAGATAGGATATGCAAGAGAATCTGGACTATGGTTCCCGTTGGAAGCAAAGAAAAAGATGCTTTTGAACGAAGAAATTGACTCGTTTATTTTCGATTTGGCAGATGAAAATAATAATTTTGAACTTCTTTGTGAAAACATGAAAAAGGGTGATTCATTAATTATTTGCGGAGTTGATGATATCGGAAACACCAAGAATGAAATTGAAGAAGCATGGAGACGGCTTTGTAATTTGAATATTGAAATCTATGTGCTCACAGCTCCAACGTTGTTTTACAGTGAACGCATGACGCTAGAACAATCGTTTATAAGAGATGTGACACGTAGCGTACTTGCTTCTCAGGTTGAAATTGCTAATCAGAAATTAAAAGCAATAAACGATTTGTGATAACTGATAATATTCGCAGAAAGGTAGGCATAAGATGGAGAAAATAGTAAACAATGACGGATATCTTCGGTCAAGGTTGATGGATATGGCACAACAGCTTTTGAATATTTGTAACGAAACCGGAAGTTCAAATATTCAACTTATGACATCATCTTGGGAGAATGGGAAAGGTATTACGCTTCTAGCTAAAGCCGATGACAAACCGATTCTTTCCGTAAAAATGGATACTGTCTATGAAAAAGCATAACCATCAGGGCGAATCCATCCGTATCCGGTTGCCGTACCAATTGGAGCAAAGACTTATAGCTGAGAAGAATCGAACCGGCAAGAGCGTATCACAGATTACCCGTGAAGCCCTGGCAGAATATTTTCGGAGAAGGTAGACAAATGTCGATATTCAAAAATTTTTTAAAATATAAAAAAGGCTTTTCTGGAGAATTTGACGCGCATCCGCTTGAAAAACCTTTAATGCATGACAAGGTATATGAGTATCATCATAAGAAAGCTGTTCTGGAAGACGGAAGACTGTACGATACAGAAACGGCAAAAAGGATTTTTGCGGACGAATCAAGCTTGGAATATATCTCGTTTGGAGTAAGCACGCAAAGGGTTTATTTCTTAACTCCGAATAGGCATTGGTTCTCAGCTGAAGAGAGAATCGAAACTGAAAGTGGAATAACTGATGTTGGCGAATGCCGCATACAGGTTACTAAAACAATTTTTGTGTATAGCAATCTTCGAATGGAAAAAACACACAGGGTCAAAGATCTGATTGGCAAAAACGATTATGAATTGTACAAGAAATATTTTGGGGAGGTAGAGGAAGCATGAATAGTAACAAGAAAGTTTATTATGTGTACGTAGAAAACGGAAAAGCAGTTATTACAGAGGAAGCACCGGACTTCGATAAAGTTCACGATTACATGCTAATGAAAGCGGATGGAATCGAGCTTTTTATGGGAGTACATAAGAACCAGGACGATTTAATGCTTCCAGATAAACCGATTGATGTAGCAACGATGCTGATTAATGCCGAAGTAAGTGCTGATTTAGGGGATAAAGAACCATTAACTTGCCCGAAATACGACACAAATCAGCTTAGAGAGATTGCGGACCATCTTCTGGTGTATTGCAAAGCACAGGAAAGGGGATGCAAAGATGCCTGTTGTGAAAATTATAAATCCGAGTCCGTATGATTGGAGAGGGACGCAGTGTTTTATTGATGGGAATAAAGTCCCAAGAGTAAAGTCTGTTGATTTCCATATTGCTGTTGACGAGATTCCGACATTTGTATTCGAGATGATGGCAGAACCGGATATTGAAGTGGAGTGCTTGGCACAAATTAGTTTTACTTCTCAATCAATTACTGATGCAATTTCAGTTTTAAGGCACGAACTGTTACAACACGGGCAAATTTACCACGGCTTCAAAGCAAGCCTAAAATCGGCCTTAGAGCATTACAATTACTGTGGATTACCATTTGAGCCGGAAGAAGAAATCGCAGAGAAGATACTTAATTTTATGATTGGAGAGGAACAATGAGATTACCATTAACCATTATCGCAGTAGCAATTAATATTCTGATATTTACTACATTAGCTGCATTTTTAATGAGCCGGAATTACAAAGGCAATCAATTTTCCACAGCATTCTTCTTGCTGATGGAAGCAGGAATGATACTTAATACAGTTTTAATCTGCACAGCGAGGTAAACTATATGCTTTTAGCATTTCCGATGCAGATTATCCTGTTTGTTATCGAAGAACGGGTTAATCATATAAGCAATGCGAAAGGATGTGCTTGTCCGGTAGTGGAGCGGTATGCAAGCAAACGATCGAGACATCCGATTTAGCAAATATGACTCTACAAAAAAAGAGAACAACTTAGTTATTTAAACGCTGATTCTCCACATAAGTTGTGTTGCAATTGTAGAGCACATAATAAAAATATTATCACACATTCAATTCTTTCTCCTGCTTTTGTAATGGTGCGGAGTGGGAGAAAGATTCTAGGGCTATCGCCAAGTGGTAAGGCACAGCACTTTGACTGCTGTATTCGCGGGTTCGAATCCCACTAGCCCAGCTTGCTAGGTTGCGCATGTACCTGGCAATGGTTTATTTTACATAGACCCTCCGACGAAAACCCATCTAGCTCAACGGAGCTGATTAAAGGGGCTTCAAATGTCCCGGATGGGAATCCTCGTAAAAACGAGGTACTCTATTTTGCCATGACCTTTGTTGCGGCTGGTGGCAAAGAACCGCAACAGTAGAAGCAAATCAACTCAAAATCTGCAATCCGGGAGACTGCTTCTACTCAGGAAATTTAGTTCAGCGGTTAGAACGTCCGGCTCATAACCGGGAAGTCCTGAGTTCGAATCTCAGAATTTCCATTTCTTCCGTATGCTACCCATCCGTTTTATGGGCAGAAAAAACTTTCGGATGAGCGTATGTGAATCAGAATGAGCAAAGGTATGTAACGGCATAGGCTTATGCTTGATCTGATTTCCCGTCCGATAAATGTTTCTTAGTTTCAATAAGCCATCACAAGCGCGCATTGATGACAAGGGAGTTTTCAAGAAACATAAAGTCAAAGGCATAATAATATCCGAAACAACTCCGTGGAGCATACCACGGTTACCAAAAAGCCGTCAGGTTGGCAAAAAACGATAGTCCAAGTTATGAAAAATTGCCTAGTGGAAAGCATAACACGAAAAAATCATTGCTAACCCGGGGTGTCCGGGTTGACGCAGGATGGAGTAGAGGTAACTCGCGGGCCTCCTTAGCCCGAAATGGTGGTTCAATTCCGCCTCCTGCAATTAATCCGTCTATCGTTCAGCGTATTAAAACAAATTCTCAATACACCTTCTTTCTATGAATGTGGAACTCAACCCAATTGCTCTTTCATTGGAGTGATTGACCGTTATAGGCGGTAAATATGGCGAGGTAGCTCAATTGGTAGAGCAGTAAAAGATTGTAAGTCATGTTTGTGACTTCTACAGCAATTCTTCCATTACAAGGTACGTGTTGATGGTTCGAGTCCATCCCTTGCCACTATGTGGTGCTTACAGCAATTATTCTGGATATGACTGTTAATCATAAAAACCAAAAGCATCATGAAAATTTTAGGGGACACTTACAGCAACTTATTTCTTAATAAAATCTTAGGCGAATATTTTATATTTTCGTGTCCTGAAAGGAGAAAAACATGGATTTTGCAAATGCAATGAAAGAAGAGAACAAATTTACAAGAACTGAGAACGGAGCAGTCGCATTAAATACTACAAGCGATGCAAGGCTTGATCTGTTCGGAACTATTGGAGCATTAAGAGATGCTGATGAGAATAGAATCACTACATTGTTCTCAGAAGCATATGCACAAGATAAACTCTTTGCCACAAAGATAGTTTTCTATGCAAGAGATATTCGTTGTGGACTTGGAGAAAGAAAGACTTTCCGTACAATCATTCGATATATGGCAGAACATCACCCAGAAGCACTTAGGCCGAATCTTGACTTAATCGGAGTGTATGGAAGATATGACGATCTGTACGAACTGATTGGAACACCATTGGAAGATGATATGTGGAAAGCCATGAAGAATCAGTTCGAGGAAGACTTAAAGAATCTTAATGAAGGGAAAGCAATTTCATTACTTGCAAAATGGATTAAGACAGCTGATGCAAGCAGCCCGGAAACTAGAAAGTTAGGAATCCTGACTGCTCAGAAATTGGGATATCCAGTATATAACTTCAAGAGAATTGTCCGTAGTATGAGAAAGCAGATAGGTGTAGTTGAAAGCCTTATGTCTGCCGGCAAGTGGAACGAGATTAAATATCTAGAAGTCCCAAGCCGTGCAATGATGATTTATCGTAGAGCCTTTGCGAAACATGACCCAGAAGGATTCGCCGAATTTATCAATAAAGCCGACAAAGGCGAAGTTAAAATCAATGCTTCAACCCTGTATCCATACGATATTGTAGAGAAAGTTCTTTACGGAAGAGAAAATAATAAAGTTCTTGAAGCACAGTGGAAAGCACTTCCGAACTATGTAGAACAGGGAACAAATGCACTGATAATGGCTGATGTATCTGGTTCAATGTGTGGAAGACCAATGGCAACATCAATTGGATTGGCAATATATTTCGCTGAAAGAAATACGGGTGCATATCATAACCTTTTCATGACTTTCTCAACAAACCCACAGATTGTTGCATTAAAGGGTGAAACACTTCACCAGAAAATAAAAAATGCCGAAAATGCAGATTGGGGCGGTAATACAAATCTTAAAGCAGCATTTGAGAAAGTACTTGATATTGCTGAAGAGAACAACGTTTCGCAAGAAGAAATGCCGAAAGCTATAGTTGTTATTTCCGATATGGAAATTGATTACTGCGGAGATAAGAATTGGTCTTTCTATGACAAAATGGAAAAGAAATTCCAAAAAGCTGGATATATTATTCCAAACGTTATTTTTTGGAATGTCGAAAGCAGACACGATGTATTTCATGCAGATGCCAAGAGAAAGGGCGTACAGCTTGCAAGTGGTCAGTCGGTAACAGTGTTCAAACAGGTGTTACAGAACCTTGGATACAATCCGATTGAAGCTATGGAAAATACGATTAACTCAGAGAGATACGATTGTATTACAGTGGAATAAATAAAGTGCGAAAATCAACTCAGTTTCTAAACTGACCGTGACAGGCGGTACGGAATGTAGCTCAGGGGTGAGAGCACACTACAAAAGTGAGGCCGCAGGTTCGAATCCTGCCTTTCCGATTCCTGCGGATTGCCATCGTAGGAATAAATTACTCCTAAGGTATAGTTTGGTTTCCAGTACTCCACGTTGGGTGGCTAGTTACGGTTCAAGTCCGTGTACTGGAATTTTTGTTTAGGAAGGTGGCTTATGGAAGAAAAAGATTATTGTTGCACATGCAAATGGTACGCAACATACGAAGGTGTCTGCTGTAATGGCGACAGTGAACATTGTGCAGATTTTAGATGTCTTGATGACAGTTGTGAATGTTGGGAAGAAATTAAAGATGAAGATAATGGGCAAAGAAATCAACGATGAATGTTCCAAGTGCGGAAATATTCTCGAATGCGAGTTGTTCCGTCAAGGACATGGAATAAAACAGGAACGTGAGAATGTAGCGAAGATGATTGAGTGCCAGATGAAACATAGGGAAGACAGGGAGAAATGAGATTATGGAAAATGATTTATTGTTACGAGATAAACGTAAATGTCCACTTTGTGGAGGAACGGTAATCAATACAGGAGTGGATATCTTTGGCGGCGACGTAGATGCTGCAGGTTTGAGAACTGATGCAGAATGGATTTGTACAAACTGCAAAACTGAATTTAATAGTGAATTTTGTCTCGAATCTGATAGGATTAAGACGATTTATAACGCAAAGGCCACATTACTTGATAAAAAAGATTGTCAACCTAACTTTCTTGGAGAGTCAAGCACTAATAGAGGAATGTGGTGATATAAAATGATTAAAATTTTAGTTCCTGGAACATTAAAAAGAATAAATTGCGGAAAATGCGGAGCAGTGTTGCAATACGATGAAAAAGAAGATGTTAAAGAAGAATGCATAGAAAAAATGTTTTCTACAAATATGCCATCTGGACGTGGACGTAAGCAGAAATATATCATATGCCCACAGTGCAAGAATAAAATAGTTACGTGGTCTACAAGATAGGAGAAGATGCCATGATTAAGAAACTCTGCAATCTCTATATAAGACAGAAGACAAAAAATCTCACGAGGATTCCATTGTTCACAATGACTTTTGACTGGAAGAAGTTTCAGAAAGACGGAAAAGAAAACAGTTGCATGTTATATACCTTGCATCCAGACATCGCAAATGATTTAGTTTTGCGTAAGAAATTGTGTGAATGCGTGGACTATATCCGTGATAACTATGATATGGAAACGTTTACCAAAATCTAAGGGAGGCAGTTATGAGAATTGAAGACATGGCAACATGGACAGTAGATCAGCTGAAAGAAGAAGTTGTTCGTCTGGCTGATGAGAGCGAAGCAAAGCAACATGAAATTCTGGACAAAAATGAGAAAATCAATGAGCTTCAGGCTGAACTGGATAATATGTGTGCTTATAATAACGAGTTAAAAAAACAGGTGGACGAAAAGACAGATACACCATTTTACGACGAATCTATAGAAATCGCAAAATATCACAGACAGCATCAGTCCGATTGCATCACAATCAATCAGCTTCAGACCGCATTGGATGTGATAGTTGACCGATATTATGCAAATCTAAGAAAGGTTCATGGGGTGAACTGACATGGGCGTAGAAACAAAAGGTTATCCAGAATGGAGGACGAAGATACAACAGGCACCTGTCAAAGAAATTGCTGACTTTGCGAAATCATATCCGCATGAGTATATGAGAAAATGCTTAGAGCAATATCCGTATTGGGGAAACAAAGACAATGGTTTTGATCGGCAGAAAATTTAAGGAGATTTTTTAATGAGCATCAAATCAGCATTTGAATCTGAGGGGATAGATTTCTCTCAGGTAATGAACCCACCGGAGCCGTGGGACGGACGGGCATTAATAAAGAACATCAATGGCAAACTGTGGTATTGCTGTCCTTTTTGTGAGAAGAAAGCACTTCTGATTAGTCAAGATACAAAAATTCAGCATCTTAAATTGAAGTGCAAGGGAAGTAACTGCAAGAAAGAGTTTGAGGTGAATGTATGAGAATTGTGGTTAAAAGGATTCCGATTGAGATCATCGAACTTGGAATAGAAACATATGCGCAGATTGATATCGAGGAAATTCTTCTTATATCTTATCCGCCAATTACAAAGACCGTTTTAAAATTTTATACTGAGTACATTGCGTTTGAATTCCAAAATGAATATTCAGTAAAAATAAAAAATGATGATGCAGTGATAAAATGTTATAGGGGAAACACTTTGAACACTTTCATTCAGAAAGACGCAGGTGAAAGAACTGTTGCTGAATGGCGCAAGGTTATATCGCGTTCAGAAAACACTCCGTACATTGTTAGAACTATTGATTCTATAAAAGTGCCTGATGAAGATGTTATTAAAACAGTTGCCAGCGATGCGGAAGAACTTCAAAAGACTAAACCTGTGGAACTGGACGAACTTTCGGAAGAAACCAAGTTTAGAATTTATAAATTAATTGTAAATGAAATTGGAAAGCATTTTTACAATTGCGAGATGCGTATGTCATATAAAGACTTTATACTTGTTGAGGATTGCATCAGAAAAGTTTTACAAAGAGAACAAGATGAACACAAAACAGATTAAATGTATTTCGACAGGTGGATGCAAGTTCAAAAGTTCGGATACAGAATCGAAATGTAATGATAAAGAAAAGACTTGCACTATTACGGAAACTTGTTACAAATGCGGAAAGAAATATACAGCGGTATTTACTTACAAACAATTAGGTATTCCAGATTGAGGTTAATGTATGAGCAAATATTTTGTAGTAAATTTTCCAATAAAGATTTTTGCTAAAGACAAAAAAGTTGTCGATGCGTTGGCAAATATTGATGTGTACCATGAAAAAGATAAGAGAATTATTTTTGTAGAATTTGTCACACTTTATACTGTTTTTCCAAAAGAATGTGTTTTTGAAATAGGATATCTTAAAAAGAAATTCAAATTCTTACATGTTGAGCCACACGTATCTGATTCTGGACTATATAAAATAAAAATTCAATATAAACGAGAAGAAGATATAAATAAAAAAGACGAGTGGTGGGATTCACTTAGAAGCATTGTGAGGTGAATGTATGAATCCAGTATTTATATTTCTAGTGATATGTGGAGCAGTGGCAGTATGGTTTCTGCTTTACAAATTATTTCAGCCACTAGGTAAATTATTGAATCACATTGGCAGAAATGCTATTGATGAGTTAAATAAAGACGAAAGTCAAAACAAGGAGGACAAAGAATGAAGAAAGGACTTTTAGGTGGAATCGGATTAGCTGTTGCAATCATTGCAGGACTTATATGCATTGCAAAGTGTAGTGTAAGGGTTCCAGCCGGTTACATTGCGGTCGAGTACAAAATGAACGGGGGAATCTCCAAGAATGTACTTACGCAGGGATGGCATTTGATTTCACCTACAGTAAAAACTTCGCTGTATTCTGTTGGAATCGAACAGTCTTATCTTACATCTGAAGATAAAGGCGATTCTCCAAAAGACGAAAGTTTTAAGACACCAACAGCAGATGGCAAATCTCTTTTAGTTGATTTGGAATTTTCGTATAAATTCGATCAGAGCAGAGTAACTGATGTATTTACTCAGTTCAAAGGGCAATCCGGGGAATCTGTGAAAAATACCTTTATTAAGCCGAAAATGAAAGCATGGACGCAGGAAGTAACAGCGAAGTATCCAGTAACAGATGTTTTTGGTGATAAGCGCCAGGAACTGAATGAAGCACTTGACGAATATCTTAAACGGAAGTTTGAACCATACGGAATCATTATTGATACAGTAAACTTTACTTCTATTTCCACTGATGATGAAACACAAGCTGCAATCCAAAAGAAAGTAAATGCACAGCAAGAGCTTGAATTGGCCAATATTGAAGCTAAAACAGCCAAAGTACAAGCCGATAAAGATAAAGAAGTTGCACTGATTGCTGCTGAACAGGAAAAAGAAAAAGCAGCTATTCAGGCAGAACAAGCCAAAATTGATGCGGAAGGCAAAGCCGAAGCTATTAAGATTAAAGCTGAAGCCGAAGCGGAAGCAAACAGAAAGATTGCAGAATCGCTTACCCCTGAACTAATTGAAAAGCAGAAAATTGATAAATGGAATGGTGAAGTTCCGAAGATTCAGGGAAGTAACACTTCTACCATCGTAGATACAAGAGATATGACAGCCAATGAGAATGCTGAATAATAAATAAATCAGTCAGAGAGCCACATGAGAGCCAGACTAAATCCTAAGAAGAAAGGAGGTCTGGCTCTATTTTTATGCAAAAATTCACAGAAGGTTCGATTGAATGGTATCGGGCAATTTTAAATCAAATCATTAATGATGATATGACAGTCTGTCAAAATCAGAAGGACTGCCTTGATTTACTTTTGAATATGAATATTGACCTTCCTTTCAAGGATAATCCAGATGCACGGAACATGGCAATGAAAGTCAGTCGGTACGCTCATACAGTTGCAGCAAGAAACGCGGCACTGACTGGAAGCGGTAATTTTGATGATATTTACTGGCAGTATTTACTGTTGGAATCCCCATGGGCGTTCGAGAGTTATTTGTTATACATGGAGAAGAATAGACCGGACAGCAAAAAGTTCTATATCCCAAGAAAAAAAACACTCCAAGTAGTCGCTCAAGATTTACAGGATTTGGAAGATAGGATAATTGAATTTTACGGTCTATCGTTACCAAGTCGTGTTGGTAAGAGTACTATGTGCATATTTTTTATGTCGTGGATAATGGGAAGACGACCAAACAGCCACAATGCAATGGGCGGTCACTCTGGAAAACTGGCCAAGGGTTTCTATGGTGAGCTTCTGAATCTCATAAGCACACAAGAATACACTTACAGTGAGATATTTCCAAAATCAAAATTGCAAAAGCAAAGTGCCGATGATTTTGAGATAAATTTGGACAAGCCAGATCGATTCGCCACAATGACTTGCCGCGGTATCGAGGGAACATGGACGGGTGCTGTTGATATTTCGTCTGATGGATATTTGTATGTGGATGACCTTGTTCGAGACAGGCAGCATTCTTTAAGCCCTACTCGTTTGGAGAATACCTATCAAGAGTATCTGAACAAAATGGTTGACCGTAAAATTGATGGGGCAAGAGAGTTGATGGTTGGAACAAGATGGAACCTGTACGACCCATTAGGCAAAATTGAAAAGCTCAATCGAGATAATCCATTGTATCGGTTCCGTAAGATTCCTGCCTTGAATGACGATGGTGAATCAAACTTTGAATATGATTATGGAGTTGGTTTTTCTACGAAGTATTATGTAGATATGAAAGCCAGACTTGATGCTAACGAATGGGAGGCTAAATATCAACAGAAACCATTCTTGCGTGAAGGAATCATGTTCGCAGAAGATGAACTAAGATATTACAATGGAATTCTTCCAGAGGGCGGATTTGTAAAGAACGTATCTGCTTGTGACGTTGCGTGGGGCGGTGGTGATAGTTTGTCCATGCCGGTTGGTGCGGAATTTGAAAACGGAGATGTATACATTTATGACTGGATTTTTAATACAGGTCCGAAGGAAGTCACACTTCCACTGGTTGTCGGAAGAATTATGGGAAATGAGATCCAATCTATCAATTTCGAAGCTAACAATGGTGGCGATATGTATGCTTATTATGTCAGCGGAAGACTAAAAGAACATGGATATGCTTGCAGCACTACCAGCACAAAAGCTCCATCAAAGCAAGCTAAAAAAGAAAAAATCAATCAGTACTCTGGAGATGTTAAAAGAAGATTCATATTTCTAGCACCTAAATACCAAAACAAGGAATATTCAAAAGCAATGGAACAGTTGACCACTTTTGTGTATATTGGCGACAACGATCACGACGATGCACCAGATGGTGTTACACAACTTATGATAACTCTGACTCAAAAACGATTTGCAGAAGTTACAGCAACTAAGAATTTTATGTGGGGAAGGAGATAGTATGGATATAAAGGAGTATCTGAATCAAATTCAACGATACGAAAAAATTATAAATAACAAACTGGAAGAAATCGAACACTTAAAATTGCTTGCTACTAGCATTAGTGCTTCGACGTATGGCATTGAACGTGTTCAAACTTCTGGAAGCCAAGATAAAATAGGCGATACAATTGCAAAATTGGTGGATGCGCAGCGAGAACTAGCTGACAATGTGGTAGAGCTTATGGAGAAAAAGCAGAAACTTATAGATGTTATAGAGTCTGTGGAAAATCCCCAGTATTATGATTTTTTGTATAAACGATACGTAGAGGGAAAAAAGCTAACTGTCATTGCAGATGAAATGGAATACAATGAAGAATATATTAAACAATTTCACGGGAAAGCAGTAAATTACGTAAAAGAAATGCTTAATTTTAAAAGTTAACACCTTTTCTTACTGAATATAACTTTCCGGTTATGTATAATATATGATGAAAATGTATGAAGCATCGGGCGAAAACTCGGTGCTTTTTTCATGCCTAAAAGGAGGTACGGGCAGTGGCAAGAAATAAGATGAATTATATTGACCTCTGCCATGGTGAATTTGGCAGAAAGGTAGCATATACCGGAGTAAACAAAATTACACCAGAAAATGTACTGAAAGTGATTGCTGATACAATCGGTGTTCACAATAGAAACAGAACTATGATTGATTATCTGTATAGATACTACAAAGGCGACCAGCCAGTTCTTTACAGAGAAAAACTTGTACGTCCTGAAATTAATAACAGAGTATGCGAGAATCATGCACTTGAAGTTGTTCGCTTCAAAGCATCTCAGACATACGGAGAACCAATTCAGTTTGTTTGTAAGAAAAAGAATGCAAGCGAAGAAACCAATGCGCAGGTGGATTTGTTTAATGATTATCTGGACGAAGCAAATGCAGAAGCCAGAAATATTGAATTAGGGACATATCAAAGCGCAGTAGGCACTGCATACAAGTGCATTCTTCGTGAAGAAGATTGGACAGCGGATTCAGACATCCCGCCATTTAGAATTTTTATTCCATATCCGGGAGATTGCTACATTGTTTATTCCAAAGGCACCGGAAAACCACTGATGTCGGTTCAGATATTAAAAGACGAAGATGACCAACAGTATTATCAGTGCTATTCAAAAAACCAGTATTTTATTGTGCAGAATGGAAAGATTAAAAAAGCCGGTCTGAATGGCTTTGGAAACATTCCAATTATTGAATATCCAAACAATCATGACAGATTATCTGATGTTGAAATAGCAATCACAATGTTCGATACAATCAATAACATGCAGTCAAACAGAATGGATGGAGTTGAACAGTTTGTTCAAGCCTTTATGAAATTCAAGAACTGTGAGATTGACGAGAACGAATTCCTCAAGATGGTAAAACTTGGCGCTATATCTGTTAAAGATACCAGCAATGGATGCCAGTCGGATGTTGAACTGATGACTGCTGAACTGAATCAATCAGAAAGTCAAGTTGCTAAAGATGATATTTACAGCAATATGCTGATTGTTGAAGGAATGCCAGATAGACAACAGAACACAGGGGGAGATACCGGTCAAGCCGTATATCTCCGCAATGGTTGGGACTTCGCAGAGCGTAGAGCCAAATTGGATGAACCTTTTATCCGTGAAGCTGAGAAAGCATCTGCCAGAATAATACTTAACATTATAAGAAATACTACTGGTGATATAAAACTTTCGACAAGAGATTTTGATGTAAAAATTACCAGAAACCCAACGGATAACATGCTTGTTAAAGCACAGGCCCTCGATTATCTGGTTAAGAATAAAATACATCCGCTCATTGCACTTATTACTTGTGGATTATTTAGTGATCCGCAGAAAGTATACGAAATGAGTTTTCCGTATATGCAGTCATTGTATAAGAATCCAGAAGAGGAAACGCAGAAAGCACAAGAATTGATTGACAATTTTAGTCAGAAATCAGTTCAAAATCAATCAGCAATAATTTCTTCCACTGACGAAGAATAAACGTTTTTACATTAATTATTTAAGGAATCTTGGGAAACTGAGATTTCTTTTTTAATACTCAAAAATATTGCAACAGCCCGTGAGCGTAAATCGGGTGCAGGTCATATGCGGAGCGAACCGTGTGAAAAAAGTGTGATGATCTGGAAGAAAGGAGATTTCATGACAAGAGAACAGGCAAAACAAGTACTTATCGGTATGGGAATTGAGGAACCATCTGATGAACAGGTGACCAAATATCTTGATTCCGTCACAGGAGAAGTAAAAAAGGAAAAAGACAAAAACACTTCCCTTAAAGAAAAAGCTGATAAGGCAGAAGCACTGCAAAAAGAACTTGATGAGCTGAAACAGCAAAACATGACTGATGCAGAAAAAGCAGAACTTGAACGTCAGAAAGAAAAAGCTGCAAACGAGAAAAGAATTTCTGATCTTGAATCTGCACTTGCAACTTCCCAGAAGGAAGCTCTGACAGGCAAAATTACTTCTATTTTTGCAAACGCAGGAATGAAAGGAGATGCCTATGCGGGAGCAATCAAAGCATTTTCAAATATGAATGCAAAGGATGCTCTTAAAGAAGCCCAGACATTTGTCGATGGAATTTCCGTAGAAAATAAAAACGCTCTTGATACCGCAAAAGCAGCTTGGGAGAAAGAAGCACTTGAAAATACACCTAATCCCGGTGGCGGTAAATCTGGTGGAGAACCAGAAAAGAAAAGCGAAGCATCTGAATACGCAAAAGCGTACTCAGCAAGAATGAATCAAGAAGCCAAGGCGGCAGATGATAATGCCCCGGTAAATATTTAATTTTAGTAAAGGAGAAAAAGACATGGCTTTTATGAAAACTGAGCAGTATGAATCCAGACCTAACATCCTTGAATCTGAGGTTGGATTAGTACTCAAAACTTACACAGCAAATCAGACAAATGCTGAAACAGTTGGAACTAAGAAAATTATCAAAGCAGGTTCCGTGTATCCGACAAATGCAACAGGCGCAATCGGCATTGTGTTTGAAGATGTTGATATGACAGATGATACTAAGAGACCGATTTCTGTGATTATTGCAGGTCGTGTTCTTGAAAAAAGACTCCCGGTAACAGTTGATGAAACTGCAAAAACTGAACTTGAGAAATCAGGTATCGTTTTTGTGGTCACAGAAGATCCAGTATATTAAGGAGGTATAACAAATGCCATTTAATGTTTTAGAATCCATCACAGAGGAAGAGAGACTTAATTTCTCCCAGAGTTTTGATGTAAAAAGACCTGGTATCCTTGATACTATTTTTCCAGATATAAAAACACAATATCTGAAAGCCGAATATTACAGACTTATGGCCGGACAGAGACTTCCAGAAGTAGCGTTTGTTCATGCTCTTGATACTGAAGCAGAAATCGGTACAAGACCAGGATTCGAAAAAGTACTGACTGAAAAACTTTTCATTAAAAGAAAAATCAATCAGTCTGAAAGATTACGTCAGGCAATCGAAAATGGTGTGCCGGACAACGAAGCACTGAAAAACTTTGTATTTGACGATGCAGCTAACCTGTTTGAAGGCGTTGTTGCAAGAGCAAATGTCATGAAAGGTCAGTTCCTTTCTACTGGTGCTGTAACAATCAAAGAAAATCATGTTGATATGGGAATCAATTATGGTGTTCCAGCAACTGCAAAAGTAACACTTACCAACTGGGCTACACCAGAAGCAGATATCATGGGAGATATCCAGAAAATGGTAGCTGTAGCAGAAGACAATGGTTATGTAGTTAATAAAGCCCTTACTTCTCTCAAAATGATTAACTACATGAGAAATAACACTGCTATGCAGACAGCAGTTCTGGGAGCAGATAACAAACGTCTTCTGACAAAACAGGAACTTGCAAATCTGCTTATGCAGGAATACGGAATCACAATTGATCGTTGCGATGAGAAATTCCGCTTCAGAAAAGCAGATGGTTCTCTTAAAACAGGCAGATACTTCAAAGAAGATGTATTTACTCTGTATGAAGCAGATGCAAACGGTTCTTTCGGTACAGGACTCTGGGGCGTGACGCCTGAGGAACTTGAATACAGACAGTTCATTCAGGAAGAAAACCGTTCTTTCGTAACACTGTCCATGTGGGCTACACAGGATCCGGTTGCAGTATGGACAAAAGCGTCCGGTATATTCGTTCCGGTTGCTCCGAAAGCTAATGGCGGTATCGTTATCGGCACAAAGGGGGAATAAGCGGGCATAGTCTCAATGTGAACAGCCAATCACCGTCTGTAGCAAGTGTTGAATCAGAAGAATCAACACATAAATACGCAGAAAGTGAGCTGTCTAATATGACTGTGCCACAGTTAAGACAGCTTGCAAGTGATAATGGCTATGCCCTGACCTCAACAAATAAGGCTGGTATCATTTCTGAAATATTATCTCAGCAGTAACGCAGAAAGAGGCGGTGAATTAAATGAATGAAGAACTTATGGAAGAATTATCACTTTATTTAGCAGATAATCCAGAATCTGAGTCCATACTCACTCTTTCTGTAAACCGGGCAATTCGTTCATTTAAAAATAAGCGAAATTACCCCTCTAGTTACACTGATGATAAAATCAAAAACGACATGAAAAAATGCTATGATTGTATTTTTGACTTGGCGCTTTACTTTCTGGTTAAACAGGGGGCAGAGTTCCAAGGATCACATTCTGAATCTTCTGTAAATAGAAGTTGGGAATCTGAAACCGAAATTTATATTAATCATGGTGTTTTTCCTTTTGCTGGAAGTTTCAATTAAAAAAGATGGGATGGAACGCAATGTGTTTTTCCTCCCGGCACGTTGCAGGGTTGCTCGTTAAAGTAGGGAAAGAGCAAAAATCTTATAGGGAGTGAAAGAAAGGAAAAGCGATGGGATGTGAACATGAGTGCTTTAACAATCACCGCTTCGAAGAAATTGAAAAAAATATTCATGATATGCAGGAAAAGCAGTCTGAAAGACACAAGGAATTTTATTCTAGAATTAATAAACTCGAACAGAAGACTGCCCTGTATAGCAATGACTTAGATCATATCAAAGAAACAGTCGATGAGATGAACAACAATTTAAAAATTCTCATGGCAGTCCCTGGCAAACGTTATGACACCATTATTGTATGCATTATAACAGCAGTCGTGGGAGCAGTTGTAGGATTTATGTTGAGCGGTGTATTTCCTATGTAACAAATCGATTCCACTTGTAAGGGAGGACGGTGGAGTTATATGAATTATGCGGATTTTTCAGAAGATGAAAGAAAATTTTACTTGCAAGAAGCAGGTTTTGATTCACGTGAAGAAAAATTATTTCGATTACGGGCTTATGGTGAAAAAACATTATGGGAAGCATCTGAATTAATGGGGTACAGTCCCAGAACCATAGACCGAATCAATAGAAAAATAAAAAAGAAAATTACCAAAGTTGCCCCGATGTATATTCGGGGCTTTTCTTTGTATAATGGCGGAAATGTGGCGAAATAGTGACGTTCAAATACAGTGTTCCTTTCTATATAATATAATCATAGGAGAAAACGTAATGATTATATTAAGAAACCCTTACGAGGGTATATGGGAAAAGCATCGTTCTATAGATGATATGGATATGATTCTTGAATCCCGGACAGGAGGAACAGATTATGGCAGGTTATCCGTATTATCCGCAACAGCCAATGATGAGCAACCCTTACGGACAAATACAGCCGTATCAAGACAGGTTGGCACAATTACAGAATAACTATCAACAGGCAATGCCATATGGACAAATGCAGATGCAGCAGCCTGTACAACAAATGCAGCAAATGCCAATGCTTCAAGGACAGATGGTTGATGGGATTGATACTGTAAAAGCAAAGGACGTTGATATGTCTGGCAACCCTGTTTACTATCCAAAGACAGATGGAACAGAAATATATAAAAAGCAATTGCAGGCAGACGGAAAAAGCAGAATCTTTGTTTACCGGCTTATAAATCCAGAAGAACAATATCCAAAGCAGGAAGAAAAACAGATTGACATTGAAGCAATGTTTAATCAGCTTCGGAATGATGTTTGCTCTGAGATTTCTGAAATAAAAAACATGTTCCCGACACAAATGTCGGAGACATCGGTATCTAAGCAGAACGGAGGTAAGCAAAGATGAGTTTCAATCCTAATGCCATGATGAAAAAGCAATTTGAGAAAATGATTTCTCAGAGGTTCGGAAGTATGGATAACATGATGAACGATATGAGTAAATTTGCAGGAAACAATCCGACATTGAAGAATGCGTTGGATTTATACAAAAAAGGTGATACAGATCAATTACATCAAATACAGCAAAATGTATTTAATGAAAAGCACTTATCACCAGACGGAATTATCCAGAAATTCCTTGGATTATAACATTTCCCCATAATTGGGTGATTAAAAATCGCTACAATTTGGGACGACAGCCGCGGATGTCTCCTATTGTAAATAAAATTTAAGGAGACTAAAAACATGATGAATGGTTCAAATTACAGCCTTAGTGACATTGCAGCTGCTACAGGCTCTAATAACCGTGCCAATGACATGTGGGGCGGTGATGGATTTTCACTTATCTGGCTTGTCTTGATCTTTGCTATCTTCGGATGGGGAGGTTTTGGCGGCTGGGGCGGCGGCTTCGGTGGCAATGGTGCAAATGGTGCTGGATTCCAAGGATGGGCCACACGTGCAGATATCAATGAGAGTTTTGCTCTTAACGATATTCAGAATGGTATCAGAGGTACTCAGCAGGGCATCTGTGACAGCACATATGCTCTCAACAATACCATGCAGAGTGGTTTCAATGGTGTGAATGTTGGAATGCTTCAGGGCTTCAATGGTGTTCAACAGGCAATTAACGCTGATACAGTAGCTAATATGCAGAACACAAACGCATTGCAGTCTCAGTTAGCTCAGTGTTGCTGCGACAACAGGGAAGCTATCCAGGGTATCAACTACAACCTGGCAACCAACACTTGTGCTCTTCAAAACACAATGAACAACAATACCAGAGATATTCTGGACAATCAGAACAGCAATACAAGAGCAATCCTTGATTTCTTGACGAATGATAAGATTGCAACATTGCAGGCAGAGAACTCTGATCTGAAGCGTGCTGCATCTCAGGATCGCCAGTCCGCGCTGATTGTAACTGAAATGAATGCACAGACGCAGCGATTAATCAATTCAATCAATCCATCCCCGATTCCTGCATTTCAGGTACCGGCTCCGTATGCATACGCAGGATGCAACGGATATGGAAACGGTTGCTGCTAAGTAACTCGCCCTTAGAGGTTGACTAATTCTAAGAGGTGGGTTGCGGCTCACCTCTTATTTGATTGAGAGGTAGAAATATGAGTTGTAAAAATGTTTGTAAGCTCTGCAACCGTCTTGTAATAAGCCAAGCTGTTGCGTTTACAGGAGGTAATCTTGTAATCACACTCCCAGCAGGCAGTTATTCCAATGGAGAAAAGTATTGCATTGTTATCGCACAAAGCATACCAGAAGCCACTACGATTACTGCCCCGGTAATGATTCAAATAGGAACAGGAACAACTTTGTATCCGCTAGAGAATCGTTGCTGCGCACAGGTTACAGCTTGTGGCGTAAGAACCAGAACGAAGTACGCAACCAGAGTAGCTACAAGTGCAACTGGTGGAGTATTCAAGATGCTAGGAAACCCGGCTTGTAGTCCGAGTAATAATTTAACTGCAATTAATGGTACAGCCCCAACAACAGACACACCTGTTACACAGGCTGTTAGAAAGGGGGCACTGTAATGCATAAAGTTGCAATGGAAATGGGAAAATGGGCTATGGAAAAAGCCAAAACACATGGCTTTGATAATCTCAGCGCTCAAGACTGGGACGATTTGAAAGACTGCATGGAAGCTGTAAAGTGTGCGATTTGTGCAGATAAAGATTACAGAATCGTAGAAGCTATGGACGAATGCGAACAGGAAGAGAAATATCTTGGTCGCATGGGATATGACAGGTATCGTTACGCAAACGGCAGATTTGCACCAAAAGGCAGAGGAAGCCGTATGGGATACAAGCCGTATCTGTACATGGAAGATGATGACTGGATGGAAGAGTATCTGAACAATCCAGAGTTCGAACGTAATATGTACCGCATGGGATATCATCCAGATCGTAGTGATATGAGGATGGATGGAATGAACCATAAGCAGTCCAGATATGGCGAAAGCTATGACAGATACAGCGAGAACCGCAGACATTACCATGATTCCAACGATACAGAATCTAAGAAAAAAATGGATGATTCCATGAAAGAGTATACATCTGACATTATCCGTAATCTTACAGAGATGTGGTCAGATGCAGACGCAACACTCAGGCAGTCGATGAAAACTGACTTAACTCGCCTGATACAGCAGATGAATTAACAAATAAGAATTAAATTTAGTCCTTGTTACAGAAATGTGACAGGGACTTTTTGATTATGGAGATTGATTATGGAAAAATGTAAAATAAATATTCTTGGGACAGAGTATACGATTGAACCAAGAAATTTAAAAGATGAAAATTACGATGGTTTTACAGACAACACCAACAAACTAATAGTCATACGTTCCGATAATCAGAATAATGTTGGAGATTTTGATTTCTTGCAGAAAAAGCAATTGAGACATGAAATCATTCATGCATTCTTGTCTGAAAGCGGATTACAGTGTAATTGGCAACATATGGAGCAATTTGGGCATGACGAAACTACTGTTGACTGGTTTGCAATTCAATCTCCAAAGATTTTTGAAGTATTCAAAGGACTTGATTTAATATGAAAAGGATGGTGAGAAACCATGCTAAAACAATTCTATATGAACGGGGACTTATGGAGAGTTCAGTTCGTATTTCCACACGACAGCGTGTTAATTGACCGTACAGGCAATAGAACGCTTGCGGTATCGGATTATTCTACAATGACAATTTCGATTGCAAATAATCTGCGTGGAGAACTTCTGAACCGCGTGTTTATTCATGAATTAGGGCATTGTGCGATGTTCAGTTATGGCTTGCTACCAGAACTTCACCGTATGGTCAAGAAACAATATTGGGTTGAAGCAGAGGAATCTGTGTGCAATATGCTTGCCGATTACGGATGCTTTGTAATTGGCGTTGCAAAAGATGTTTTAGGAAACCAATTTACTTATGTGTCCCCTGTTGGAGTAGAAAAAATGATTGCATAAATGAAAACCCTATTTTGCCAACTGTAAATGATGATGGTGTACTTATTTTTTAGGAGGTAGTTCATGGCAGAATCAATTTTAAAAATCCATACTCAAAACGGAGATATTCCAGTTGGGTATCCAGGCTTAGCAGACAAGCCTATCGCAGATAAAACTTTGAGCGAAGAGGGTGCATTTGCCGACTCCAAAGCCGTAGGCGACAAATTTAAAGAAGTAAATGCAGAAACTGATTCACTAAAGGAAGATTTAGATGTGTTGAATTTATGTAGAGATAAATTTAATATTGATGGTTATATATCCGCTTTAGATGGACTACTGAAAAAAAACCCTACTGGTTTTAAATCAACAGATTTTATTGAAATACCAAATACAACACAAATATTAATATCAAATTGCACTGCATATGATATTGATGGAATAGCTTTTTATGATGAATCTAAAAATTTTATTAAAGGTATTAAAAAAGCAGACTTTAATAACAATAATAATATTATTTTGGATATTAATAAAAAATGGAAATATTTTAGACTTGGATGCTTAGTGGGTAAAGTAAAATATCAACACGCTATTATTAAATACATTGAAAATTTTAAAACAATAGAATCGAATAATGTAAATGTTGATACTAAATTACAAGGACTTAACGGTTGCTCAAAATGGGGACTTACGAACAACGTTACATTATATGATGAATACGCACATATTGATATTCAATCTGAAACTGGAAATAGTGGTATTATTACTAAAACTATTATACCTACTAATAGTGAAAATATAATTAGTGTTTATTACAATATTAAAAATTTATTAGGAACAGTTAAATTATTTGCTCATTTTTTTAAAAAAAATAACAATGAACAATATCAACACTTAAAAACAATCACAAAATGTGAAGAAAATATTATTAATGTTGATATTGCTAATTTATCTGTATATTCAAATTTTGATGAAACAAAAGGAATAAACTTTGTTATCGCTAATGATGGAATAAGTAGTTTTGATATCTACACATTACAATCTAAAATAAATAAATTTGCTGGCATGGATATTGCTAAAGAAAATTTAAGCGATACAGTAATAGCTATTCAAAATAAACTAAATACAAAATATGATAAAGACAGTGTACTACCTACTATAAATAATCATTTAACAAGTCCAAGTGGTAAAAAATATTATCCTTTAATTACAGATGATGGAAATGTTATTTATTTACCAGTTGTTCCTAATGATATTTTATTTATAGGTAATTCATTGTTATTAGGCTTTGGAACTTTTGGTATGTGCGCTCAAAATTCAAATCATGATTATTATCATTATGTAACAGAATACGTTAAAAACAATGAACCGAATTTAGTGTTTAATAAAATTTCTGGTACTGATTTTGAAGGCGCTACAAATATTGATACTGTCACAAATTGGATGGAAACAACACTTAAAGTAAATCTAAATAAAAATAGAAAACTTGTTATAATCCAACTGGGTGATAACGTTAATACAACTGAAAAATTAAACACATTTAAGACATCTTGTAAAAAATTACTACAATATGTTAGAACAAATTGCCCTAATGCTAGAGTATGTTGGGTTGGTGAATGGTACAGCTCAAATGAAAAACAAAATATTATAAGCAACGCTTGCAATGACTTACAATGCAATTTTATTGATATTAGTAATTTAGCAATATCTGAAAATAGAAGTTATATTGGTGCTAAAATTGAAAAAGATGACGGAAGTACAATAACAGTTGATAGTGCTGGTGTTGCATCCCATCCAGGTAATAAAGGTATGCGACTAATTGCAAATAAAATTTTGTATCAGTTAAGTATTTCAAATACTGACACTGCTTTTGATGAAAGCTATGATATTAACTAAAGAGGGCTTATATTGATTAAGAACAGAAGAAAAGACATGAGAGTAAAGATTGAAGTCGGAGGACAGATGTGTTCGCAATCTTGAACAATGCAGATTCTGAGATGGATAAATCTGAAGAAGTGTAGAACGAAACTGAAATAAAATAAACAATCAACCATTTAGGAGAGAGCAGAAATGTTCCCCCCTTTTTGCATTGGAGAAAGTATTATGAGAGGATTAAAAAGACAGAAACAGACCGTACACTGGTCAAGAGTAACCGAAACACTTGAGGGAATAGATACCGTACCGACATACAGTCAACCGCAAAGCTTTAAGTTTTCTGTATCATCTACCGCGGGAACACCAGAAGAATTGTCCGCTGGTATTGTTCCAGATTACGACAGGTACATTACTTCTTTCAACCGTTCTTTCCATCCGCAAGAGGGAGATGTATTTTGGATTGATACCGTGCCACAGGTTGACACACTGGGAAATCTGGTTCTGGAAGATGGTATTCCTACAACACCGCCAGATTACCGTTTGAAGAAAATCCTTGATACGCAAAGAGGAAATCTGGCTAGATATGGAATTAAAAAGATAGGTGCAGAAGAATGAACGGACGAGTAATCAAATGCAATCTGAGCCAAAAATCTATTGGAAATGTAATCAAAGAATTGAAAGCATATCAAAACAGTCTTTGCGATAAAAATGAAGTATTTCTTAAAAGGCTTTGCGAATTGGGAATTCCTGTCATAGACGAAAATATTATGTTGGCACAGGGAGATTCTGACAGGAACCACAATACCTACATCAAAATCAACAGGTTCGGAAATTACGCGCAGGCAACTCTTGTGTGCGAGGGAACTGATCTGAATTTCATTGAATTCGGTGCAGGTATTTCGTACAACACTCCGGCAGGAACAAGCCCCCATCCAAAAGGAGAAGAATTTGGTTACACAATCGGTTCTTACGGACAGGGCAAAGGAAAAAACGAATCGTGGGTATATGTGGCAGATTCTGGCGATTGGGTACGTTCTTACGGTACGGAGGCTACAATGCCCGTTTACAAAGCGAGCGTAGAAATTATGCAGAATATCCGTAGAATCGCAAAAGAAGTGTTTTCTGCATAAAAACACAACACCTTTTCTTACTGAATATAACGTCTGTTTTATGTATACTGTAAGATATAAAAGCATCTACCGAAATGGTGGGTGCTTTTTCTATGCTCAAAACAAGGTGGTGACAGAGATGCCAGATGTAGTGAAAAATCCAGTTTCGGATGTATTTGAACGATGGAAAGCAACTATTGAACCCGTTGTAGGAAAAGGAAACTTTTCTAATGACGAAAGTCAGACGGTAGCTTCAAACAAAAGGGTTTACGCACGTTTGTTCTTGCTTGGAAATCCAACATCACGTGGCAATCTTGAGGGGGACGAGTGTGCGACAACACCATCTTTCCAATCAGAATCCTATGCGACTGGTTCAAAAGCTTCTTCAAAAGTATATGAAATTGACGATGCCAGTCACAAGGCTATGGTTGGCATGGGGTTCCGTAGGATATACGGGCCCGTAAGACAAAATAATGCTGATAACAGCATAAAACGTGTTGTTAGCAGATATAGCCGGATATATACTGGCACATTACTCTAGGAAAGGAGTGAGAAAAACATGGAACAGATTATGAATTACGTGAAACCGGAACTTCTTATTGTCGCGGTTGTACTGTACTTTATCGGAATGGGAATCAAAAAATCCGAAGTCATACCGGACAAATATATCCCGGCAATCCTTGGTGCTTTAGGCATTCTGATTTGTGGAATTTATGTTATTGCTACATGCGCTATATCTGGCGCACAGGAAATCGCAATGGCAATTTTTACCGCAATCACACAGGGAATCCTCGTTGCAGGACTTAGTAATTATGTAAATCAGATTGTAAAGCAGGCAAGCAAAGAAGACTAGAAGGAGGTGATCCTTTTATCTCCCGGTACAGGGTTACGTACTAGAACCAGAGCCGTTAAGGCTCTTTTTTATTGCAACAAATTATAGCCGAAAGGCAGAAAGGAGCCAAAATGGCACGATTAACTACACTTGGTGTGAAATTTTCATATGCTGTTGAAACCGTGAAAGGCACAAAACCTACCAAATTCACACAGCTGGAAGAAGCCTCTTCCATCGGCGGTATTTCTCTTGACACAGAACAGATTGATGTTTCTGCACTGGAAGATTATCTGACACAGTATGCAGCTGGTAGACAGGATACAGGTGGTACTTGGGAGATTGAATTTATCATGGATCCAGATAAATCTGTTAAACAGATTAAAAAACTGTACGAAGATTCTAAGGCTGCAAAAACTACAGGACTGGCAACTTGGTTCCAGGTATCATTCCCGGATATGTCAGACGCGTTCTTTGTTATTGCAGAATGCGGTCGCGAAATTCCAATGCCAGAAATTGCACAGAACGAAGCAGCAACCATGTCTATTTCTCTTATCATCAATACATATAAGGGACTGGATACCAAAATTGAGCCGACAGCGGCTACTGAATAAGATGTAAAGCAGGGAGGATAATTCATGTTTAGTTTTTCAGCGAATGGCAAAACATACAAAGTAAAATTCGGATATGGCGTACTTACTCAGTCAGACATTCTTACACAAGTGTCTTCTATGGGAGCAATCAACAATCCGAAAGATATGATTAAAATGCTTCCAGAACTGATTCTAGTAGGATTGCAAAAAAAGCACAAGGATGAATTCGGATATGAAACCGAAGAAGAAAAGAAAATTGCATACGATAAAGTGTGCGATCTTCTGGACGACTACGAAGATGAATCCACAGAGGAAAATCCTAATAATGGATTTACTTTATTTGAAAAAGCAAGTCAGGAGCTTGAAAAGAACGGTTTTTTATCCGGAATGGTAAAAGCAATGGAGGAGAAATCGGAGGAAGAAAAGAAACTTCCGAAGACTCCGCAGGATCACAAGAAGAAGAGCTAACTTTTCCAGAAGTAGTTCATAAAAAGTTACTTCCATTGTATTTATCAATCGGTGTTTCAGAAGAAAAGTTTATGGATTCTACACCATATGATTTAGAACCATATATGGAAGCCTACAAATTAAAACAAAAAATGGCTGATTCGCAAGCATGGCAGTTCAACATGTACACGATGTGTGCAGTTCAGACTGCGGTTGCAAATGTGCTTATTGGTAAAAAGTCAAAGGCTGAATACCTTAAAGAACCATTTTCACAAACAGCCGAAAAGCAAAAGCAAGAGGATGAAGAGAATCTTTCTGAAACAGAAAAGAAACGGCAACGTGACAGGTTGCTCATGACATTGCAACTCATGCAAGCAAATTTTGAGCTGAATCATGGTAATAATGACGAGGGCAGGCAGGATTAAAAGTCTTGTCTGCCCTTTATTTTTTTGATTAAAAGGAGGTGCTTTAATGGCCGATAATACCATAGATACCCTCAATATACAAATAGAGAGTAGCACAACTCAGGCGGTGCGGTCTATTAATAACCTTGTAAAAAAATTAGATACATTAAACACTGCTTTTGGAAATCTTGACATAAGCCGGTTAAATAATTTTTCCAATTCTTTAAAAAGTTTAGGCAGCGTGAATTTCAAAGCAAATGGATTGAATGCGGCTATAAACGCTATCAATCGTCTTGGAAAATCTGATTTCAGTCAGTTTGATACAGGGAAATTAGGCAAAATTCTTACTGAGATGCAGAAACTTGATGCTATTCCAGATGTTTCTCCGAGCGTTAGCCGGTTCACAACCGCTATAGCTAAGCTTTCCGGTACAGGACAGTATATCGGCAATGTATCAAAGGAACTTCCGAATCTTGCGACAGGTTTAAATAATGCGGCTACTAAATTAGGATCTATGAGCGAAGTATCAGCATCCACCAATGCTTTTATTACTTCTCTTGGAAAATTATCTAGTGCAGGAGATAAAACCGGAAAGACTGCAAGTCAATTATCAACTCTCGCACAAGAGGTTTTGAAGTTTTTTGACGTAATGAAAAGCGCGCCAGATATCAGTTCGAGCACAATAAGAATGACAGAAGCTCTTGCAGTATTAGCATCGTCTGGAAGTAAAGTAGGGCGTGCCACGAATAGCGTTTCGAATTCATTTAACACGCTTTCTTCGTTAGGTTCAAAAGCAAGTACTGTAATCAATGGGCTGACAAATGCTTTTCAAAAATTTGCTTCAAAAGCTATTTCTTTAGGCGGGAAAGCTGTATCTGCAATCGCAGGTATTGGAAATGCATCTTCTGAAGCTAGTGAAAAAATAAGAAGATTGTCAAATCCTCTGAGTTCGGTAACGAATAAGTTGAGTGCTCTTTACGCCAAAGGTTTTCTCGCAAAAAGAGCATTATATGTTCTGGCATCGCCAGTAGAATCCGCAATGAACTATGTAGAGACTCTGAACTATTTCAACTCTGCGTTCAATCAGGTGGCAGAAGGAATCAACACTGACGAATGGAAAAAAAGTGGCATAAAATCCGCTGAAGCATATGCAAATTCATTCCAGGAAAGGGCAAAACAGCTTTCACAGAAACTGACAGGATTCGAAATTTCAGATACTGGTGAACTGGCTAGAACCAATACCGCTAGTCTTGGACTTGACCCAGAAAAAACAATGCAGTATCAGGCAACATTTGCACAGATGGCATCATCTATGGGCGATACATCAGAGACTGCCTTAAAATTGTCTGATGCACTCACTATGATTGGTGCTGACCTTGCTTCTGTACGAAACATGGACTTCGAGGATGTATGGCAGGACATGGCATCTGGCTTGACTGGTATGAGCCGCGCTATGGATAAGTACGGCATTAATATCCGTAATGCCAACATGCAACAGGAACTGTATAATCTTGGAATTAATACCAGCATATCGAATTTGTCTCAGGCAGATAAAACGATTCTGAGAACGATTATCTTGCTGAACAACTCTAAGTATGCATGGGCTGATTTGTCAGAAACGATAAATAGGTCAGTAGCGTGATAAATGCGTAGCTACTGGCAAGTCGCTCATATCGAAACCGTCAAGTAGGATATGAGTTATTAGTGATGAAATAAGCTGGAAAGCCGTTTGCAACGGTAATCAGAGAGTGAAGGCTATGATTAAAAGTATAGTCAACCGCAACGCGTAGGAAGTGAAACTGTAGTTGAGATACTACAGAATATAATCTTCCCAAGAGGCATCACTATCGGACGGTACAGGTGCAGAGCCTGTGGTAAAAAGGTACGCTGGACATGCATTGTAATAATGCAGAAGTGAGGATAAAAAGCCTTACGATAACAAATCGAAATCAACCGGCAAATCAGATTCGTATGCTTCAATCTAACTTTGCATCCCTTGGTAGAACAATAGGTTCCTTATTCATTCCTATACTGCAAACAGTACTTCCATATATCAATGCAATAGTAATCGCAATACAAAGAATGTTCGCTTATATTGCAAAACTTCTTGGAATCAAACTGTCTAACTTTGTATCATCTACTGGCGGTATTTCTGTAGATACAAGTAACATTGCGGATGATATGGATAATGCCAGTGATTCTATTGATACTGCAAATAAGAATGCCAAAAAACTCAAAAAAACATTGTCAGTTCTTTCATTTGATGAACTGAATCAGCTTAATGACAATTCTGATTCTGGTAGTACAAGTAATCCATCTTCTGGCTCTGGAAAAGGCGGTTTGGGGCATATCGGAGCACTTGATGCAGCTTTGGACGATGCTTTGTCTGCATATCAAAAAGCATGGGACGAAGCATTCAAGAAAATGTCCAACAGGGCAAATGAAATGGCAGATGCCATTGTAAATGCCTTTAAGAGAAAAGACTGGAAAGGTCTTGGAAAAATCATGGCTGATGGCATTAACTGGGGAATGCAAAAGCTTTATGATTTCATTAACTGGAATAACGTAGGCCCTTACATCACTAAATTCACCAGTGCGTTCACCCAGACTTTCAACAGCCTTGTTGATAATATCAACTGGGATTTGATGGGACGTACCGTTGGAGCTGGTATGAATACCATTGTAAATACTGCAAACCAACTTCTGGAAGGAATCGACTGGAAGAACCTTGGTGCTAAATTTGCCAATGGTATCACTGGTCTTGTCCGTGAAGTGAATTGGGAAAACTTCGGCAATCTGCTTGGAAATTCCTTTATGCGTGGATGGGATATTTTCTCAGGCTTCGTAGAAAATCTCCAGTACGGAGAAATTGGAACAGCTGTCGCAGAAGGCTTGAACGGAATCTTTGAAAAGATTAATTTCGGTGAAATTGCTCATACACTTGCAACTGGATTGAATGGTGCTTTTGATACATTGGCTTCATTTACAGCAAGCTTTAATTGGGAAAATCTTGTTGATAACATTACAAATGGAATCACCACATTCATGCAAGAATTCAACTGGAAAGAGAATGGACAGAAGTTAGAAGAATTTATTAACAAATTGCTCACATCTCTTATTGAGATTGCAAGGGGTGTCGATTGGGAAGCGTTTGGACACAATGTAGGCGTATTCCTCAGTGAAATTGACTGGGGAAAACATCTTGCACAGTTACTTACGGTTATCGGAGACGTTCTTGGTGGAATCTGGGAAGGACTTGGAACAACATCTGCCGGCACATTTGTTCAGGCAATGGCTGTTTTTGCTATTGGTAATAAGCTCATGCCATTAGTTGATACAATTACTAAGTTTTTTACAGGTGATACTGTATTTGGAAATCTTTCTAAAGCTGTACGAGGTATGCTGAGTCCCGCAATCACAGAAGCAGTCTCAACAACTATTCCGGCTCTTGGGACATCGTTAGGCTCACTTGTTGCAACTGGTGGTGGAATTGCTCTTGCAGTAGATGGTGCAGTATTACTTACCAAGAAATTAGCAGGACTTTTTGAGACCATGCAAGGTGGTAATGGAATGACTACACAGTATGGTGGTTATCTCCATGATTACGCAACACAGCTTACTAATGTAGCGAATCTTACTAATGAGCAGTCAGAAGCATTATGGCAGCTGATTGAAAAGGACGAAGAACTTGGAAAAACTCATGACGAAATGTATGCTGATATGGTTGAAAAACTGAAAGAGTATGGTGTTTCATCCGATCAGGCTAGAACAGCTCTTGAGCAGTATGGCGCACAGGCAGGTGTATCGGCTGAATTTGTTGAAGGCATGACCGATCAAATTTCTGCTCTTGGAGAAGGCGTGTCTGAAGCTGCAAGCAAGTTTGATACGTCAAAGATCAGCGTTGATAATTTGAAAGATACTCTGTACGCATTGAGCCTTTCTTCCGCTGAATTTGGGGGGAATTATACGACTGCATGGAATATGATTAGTGAAGTCCCATACAGCAATACAACTGATGCACTAAATGCAGTTTATACTTCATTGAAAAACGCGGGTGTTCCGCTCGATGAATTGAACAGTAAATTATCGAAAGACTTCCCAAACGCAACAATAGCTACAAAGTCAGCAGCGGACAAAAATATTGTTGGTGCACAGCAGACAATTTCCTCTTCTGTTGGTAAGGCATCAAAAGATACTCAGTCAGCTACAAACACAATGGCCAAGAGTGCCACAGATGATTTCTCGGAAATCCAGAAACAAGCCGATACTTACATGAAAGGCATGGAAAGCACAACTACTAGCTCATGGGGCAATTCTTCCAGAGAAGCTACATTGAAAGCCAGGGAAATGAAAAATGCCGTAAGTACAGAGCTTGGAAATATGGACAAATCTGTAACAAGCCATTTCCAAAGTCAGTACAACATTGCTTATAAGAAATGGGAGAATATCGGAAGAGATATCTCTTCTTATGTTTCTGGAAGTATGTCAAAGAGTATGGATAGCTCTTTAAATAGCTTTATGAGAACTATTCGCAGCGCATTCAGTGATATGTACAGCATTGGCCATAATGCGGCTCAATCATTAAGAAATGGAATGAAATCCGTGAGAATGCCTACGCTTTCGTATTATATTTCTCAGTGGAAAACACATAGCCTTGGGAATGGCGGTACCAGTTCAACCCCTGTCTATAGTCCGAACTGGTATGCAAAAGGTGGTTTGTTCAAAAATGCATCTGTCATTGGCGTTGGCGAAGCGGGACAGGAAGCTGTTCTTCCTTTGGAAAATCGAAAAGCCATGAAATCCATTGCCGACAGCATCATGTCCGGCTATGACGGAAACATGGGACTTACGAAAGATGAGATCATGGAAGCTGTCGAGCGTGGCGTAGTTACTGCTTTGATGAACAATGGTGGCTTTGGTGGTTCTTCACCAGAGTACATCATGAACAGTATCAAGGTGAACGAACGTGAACTGGCGCGAATTGTCACAAAGGCTCAGAACAACACAGATTATCGTATGAATCCGTCCCCAGCATATTGATTTTTGCGGTAGAATTTGATATACTAAACAAGAAATAATTATTACATTTGTTGAATAGAGCACACTAAAGATGAAACGAGGGAAAACCTCACGATTCTTTTGTGTGCTCTTTTTTTTTGTTTGGTAAAACCAACAGGCTAACCCGACGGGGGACAAGTGGAAATGCCTTGCCGCCTGCCTGTTGATTTACATACACTTCAAGGCATCTTATATACGGAAGGCAGGTATTTTTCTATGGCAAAATCTTTTAATTACCGTAAATATTACAAAGACTATTATGGGATTGATTTCGACAGTAACTATGTAATCCACCATATTGACTTTGACAGAAGCAACAATGATATTAATAATTTAATTCTATTACCTTCGAAGTTACATAGTCGATATCACTTTTTATTAACTGGATTTAATTCTGATAAAAACAATAAAGGGATTGCAAGCCTTGATTTTAAAATCGTCTCAGAATGTGGGAGCATCCCTATGTTCGGAATAAACATGATGAAAAATTTGTGTGAAACAATGGCAGAAATTGATAAATGGGTAAGAATAAAATCCGATATGGATAGAGCAAAATACAACAAAGAAGTGTATGGTATTTAATATTTAGTTAAATTCAGTAGGCTAGGGTAGCTCCCGAAAATCTCACCTCCAAGAGATACGCCTACTGTTTTTATAAATTTGGAGGATTGAAAATGAATGGAGGTCATTTTATGGCAGTATTTAGAGTACACAAAACAAAGAATTATACAATGATGAGTAATCATCATTTAAGAGACAAGAATTTAAGTCTTAAAGCAAAAGGACTTTTGTCAGTGATGTTTTCTTTGCCGGATTCTTGGAATTATTCTATTCCGGGGTTATGTGCAATCTTGAAAGAAAACGAAACAGCAGTAAAGTCAACTATAAAGGAATTAAAAACAACAGGATACCTTGTTGTGGATAAGAAAAAACCTTGCAAAGAAGAGGGACGATCTAAGTTTGAGTACATTTATAATATTTACGAAACTCCGCAGGATGTATCTGATAACAACAATAATCAAGAGTCTTTTTTTCAAGGTATAGAAAACCTACCCCTAGAAACTCCAGAGGTAGAACATCACCCCCATAATAAAAGAACTGATATATCAACTACTGATAAATCAATTACTGATACAAATAAAGACTGTACTTTATCAAGTACAGAAAAAAAGACTTTACCATCGTCTGGTAAAGGAGTAAATACTTCTGCTCCTAATAATAATATAAATATAAATATTAATAATATACCACCTAGAACGAAAGAGCAGAAGCAGGAACGGTACGCACATGTGAAAAATAATCGCTCTGTCGATTACAAAGACGAAGAACTACCGACAATCCTGTACAATGGATTTAATTCTCTGTACGGGGACAAAGAAGATATTTTGGAAGACCACGACATCTGCCTGACTATGGCATTAGTCAGCAACTTCTTTGAAAAATTCAAACAGTATCGGGGAGAACGACACCCGATGGTTTATGCCAATGATCTTGACCAGTTTCTGAGTATGATTCGAAATGCTGACTTGGATATGGTGAAAGACGGAATAGTCGAAGAGGACGAGGAGCCGCAATATTATCTGGACATGATGGACGAATATTTCAGTTCCAACATTGGAAAGAACAACAATATGGACTGCGATTATCATATCTGGCTGTTCTTCACGGAGAAGACACAGAACATTTTGTACAATCGTGTAAAACGGAAATGGGAGGAATAATGGATTTCAAACAAAAATACTTTGCCATATGGCAGGAAGTGTGGGGACTTCACAAGAAATACTGGAAGATTCCACTTGACGATGCAAAACTGTGGGAACAATTTATATCTGAAACCGATGAACTCAGAGGAAAGTATACAGGATCACCAGAAGAACAGTTTGTGGAAAAACTTATTCTTGCTGTCATAAATGAGGTCGAAAACGTTTCAAAATCATCTGGCGATAATTTCCACAGATAATATGCCAGAATTGATTCTAGGCAAAAATATTACAGTAATTGATTAGAAAGTGAACATATTATGAGTAATAACTATTTACAATTAAAATCAAACCGATTTTCCAGATATAATAATTTTGTTTATATAGACACAACTGGATTCCTTGCCGATAGGATTTTTGCTCAAAATGAAATTAGAGTCAAATTTTGCGGAGATTACTTCCACAAAGAAAATAAATATGTTGTTGTCATGTGTAAAGTAAAGAAAAAGGATACGCCGGTATTCTTACAATCAATGGAAGAATTGACAAATAGGGCAATTCTTATGGGAAACACGGATTATGAATCATTTTGTAAAGAACAAATCCGTTTAATGCAAAGCAAAATATAACTTTTTCTTACTGAATCTCACCTTGTATATGTGATAGAATAAAGAATCATAAAGCGTCTATCAGAGCGATAGGCGCTATTTTCGTGTAATTAAGCATCTTCTTTCGGGGAGGTGCTTTTTCTTTTATGAGGTGTTATATGGCAGAAATATTTTTAAAAGTAAACGGTGTCTCGATGCCTTGCCCGTCTTCCTACACATGGGGATTACAGGACGTATCAGCGGCAAAATCAGGAAGATCTGATGACTCTGTCATGCATAAAAACAGGGTAGCGCAAAAAAGGAAATTAGCTTTGCAGTGGAAAGGTAAAGATTGGGCTACTACAGCTAAAATCCTTCAAGCGTTCAATCCCGAGTACATCCAAATTACATATCCAGATATGATGTCTGGAAAATACGAAACCAGAACATTTTATGTTGGTGACAGGAGTGCGCCTGTTAAATGGTGGTGGCATGGAAACCAGAGAACAGAATCTATCAGTTTTGATGTGATTGAGAGGTAATGCATGAGAAAATTATCTAACAGATGGAAAGAAAAAGTCAAGAACGGAATGGACGTGCAGTACCTCAAGTATGCAGATATCACACTTACAGACGGAACTGTACTCAATCTGACCAGTGCCAATCTGTGGCAAAACGGAATGGAATTCGAAGATTCCGTATCTAATGATAGTAGCTTTGACATCGGTTCTGCAATCATCAATGTATTGAATCTTAGCATTAATAATTTTGACGGTGAGTACTCCGATTACGATTTTGAGGGAGCAGAAGTCATATGTTATGTTGGATTACAGATTGAAAATGAGGATACAAGTGAACTGTTAGATTCAGCTGGAGAACAAATACTGGATTCAACCGGTGATACAATCATAGTTCATAAAAATGCGGTTATTGAAAAAACACGTATTTGCACAGTGACAGTTATTGAACAGCCGGAAGACGAAACGGTGACCATAGACCTTACGTGCGAAGATAATATGCGGAAGTTTGACCGCAATTATTCCGACAGCAAATTGAAATATCCGGCAACAAGAGGGCAGATTGTACGAGATGCCTGCGAGGTATGTGGGGTTACTCTGCAAACTTTAAACTTCTATAGAGATGATTACATTGTGCAGAATCGTCCAAATGACGAAGCTTTAACATTTCGCCAGGTTCTACAGTGGGTTGCGCAGATTGGCTGTCAGTGGATGAGATGCGATGAATATGGCAGATTGTGCGTCAATTGGTACGGTTTTGTCAATGAAGAAGAACTTACAGTTGATGAACTTGGAGTATTAAAAACACAGGACGGAAGCAACGTTAATCTTAACTTCTCGAACTCAGATGGTGCGTTGTCGGCTGACAATGGTACGCTTCTTGAAAATGATGGGATTCTGAGGCTTTTTGCAACTGACGAAAAAGGTAACATTTCTGAAATAGAAACCACCTATGGTTTTACTCCGCATCATACAGATGTAGTAATCACAGGCGTGAAAGTAACTGAATACAGCGAATCCTCTTCTGATAATCCGCAAACTTACATGGTTGGTACAGAGGGATATGTACTTGGAATTTCTGGTAATAAATTAATTCGTGTTGGCGATGGCCAGACAATCGCTTCAATGATTGCCGAGAAATGCGTTGGCATGAGATTTAGACCATTTGAATCCGAGTGTCCTACAGATGTGGCTATGGAAGCCGGAGATTCACTGATTATTGTGGATAGAAATGGAAAAATATACACATCGCTACTTACCACAACTACATTGAAACCGGGATCTGGTCAGAAGATAGCTTGTAATGCCAAAAGTGCTGCTAAAAATAGCAGCACCCGATATTCCCAGGCGACGCAGGCATTTGTTACTGCAAGAAATATGGTTAAGCAGGAAAAAACCGAGAGAGAAAAAGCACTTGAAGAATTCGGAAAGCGAATAGATTCTGCGACCGGTGTATATACCACCGTTGAGACACAGGAGGATGGAAGCCAGATTTTCTATCTGCATGACAAACCTACACTTGCTGAATCCAAAGCGGTATGGAAAATGACTTCTGAGGCATGGGGAGTTTCTACAGATGGTGGTCAAACGTGGAATGGCGGTATGACTGTTGATGGCGATACGATTGTAAGAATCCTCACAGCCGTAGGATTAAATGCTGACTGGATTAACACAGGTGCGATTACCGTAAAGGATAAGAGTGGAAATATCATCTTCCAAGTTGATATGGATACCAAAAAAGTAATCATCAGCGGAGATCATGTACAGATTGGTGGAAAGACGGCTACAAAAGCTATATCTGATAGCTTGGCAGAGAGCAAAGCATATTCGGATGGTAAACTTGCGGATTATGCAAATACTGTAACCTATTCGCTTTCCGGCTTACAAGCACAGATAGATGGACAGATTGAGTCCTTCTTTTATGATTACGAACCGTCTTTGCAGAACAAACCGGCTTCTGAGTGGACAAGCACAGAAGAACGTAAAAAGCACGAAGGTGATCTTTTTTACTGGAAGAGCACTGGCTACGCGTATCGGTTTATGCAGGACGGTGCAACATGGAAATGGCAGATGATTCAAGAC